ACAAACCAGGACATGTACGTAGTATGTGTTGTCGATTGCAATTAGATCTACGAGAACTCCTCAAACGCGGTGGCGGTCTTTTTGGAAGTGCTGAGATGACAGGAAGTATTGGTGTTGTTACGATCAATATGGCACGTCTTGGTTACCTCTACAAAGGTGATAAAGATAAGTTAATGGAAGAACTTGATAAACTCTTAGTATTAGCTAAATCAGTATTAGAGAAGAAACGTAAGTTTGTACAAGAAATGTATGATAGAGGTTTATACCCTTATACCTCAAGATACCTAAAACACTTTAATAACCATTTTAGTACTATTGGTGTTAATGGTATTAATGAAATGATTAGAAACTATACCTATGATATACTTGATGTATCTTCTAAAGAAGGTGAAGCATTTGCCTTAGAAATCTTAGACTATATTAGAAAACGTATGCAAGACTTTCAACAAGAAACTGGTAACTTATATAATCTAGAGGCTACACCTGCTGAAGGTACTACTTATAGATTTGCTAAAGAAGATAAAGAAAGATACCCTGATATTATTCAAGCAGGGAGTGGTGATAATATTTATTATACTAACTCTTCACAATTACCAGCTAGTTATACATCTAATCCTTTTGAAGCACTAAATCTTCAAGATAATCTTCAATGTAAATATACAGGAGGTACAGTACTACATTTATATATGAATGAAAGATTAAAGTCCTCAGAGACTTGTAAAGCATTGCTTAAATCAGTAATTACTAATTATAAGTTACCTTATATTACTATTACTCCTTTATTCTCAGTATGTCCAACCCATGGATATCTAAAAGGTGAACATAAGTTCTGTCCTAAGTGTGATGAAGAAATCTTAAGAAATCATCAAGACACTTGTAAAACTTGTTAAGGAAGTTTAATGACTAAAGAAGAAATTTTAGAAGCAAATAAAGATAAAAGAACTAAGCCAGTTACTTATAGTAGAGTTATGGGATATACTATTCCTGTTGAAAGATTCAATGTTGGTAAACAAGGTGAACATAAAGAAAGACAATTCTTTAAAGAAAATTATTCTAAATAAGCCTAGAAGTTCTTAAAAGTACTTATCCAAGCTACCCTACGTCTATGATATAGTTCGTTGATTGTAGGGGTAGCTAGGTAGGTTAAATGCTGTATTACAAAAAGGAAATGAATGAAAGTGTTATTTTTAGATATCGAGACAGCCCCAACCATAGCTTATACTTGGAGAATGTACAAAGCTAACATTAGTCAAGATATGATTGTTGAAGGTGGCTATATGCTATCATGTTCAATGAAGTGGTTAGGCAATGATAAAGTTTATTATTATGAGAATAGAAGTAATGATGATAAAGAGTTAACTTCAAAAGTATTAGAATTTATGAATGAAGCAGATTACGTAGTAGCTCATAATGGAGAGAAGTTTGATATTCCTTATATTAAGTATAGAGCAGTTGTAAATAAACTAACACCACCTAGTCCATTTAAAGTTATTGATACTCTTAGGATTGCTAGAAAAGAGTTCTTATTTTCTAGAAATACTCTAGCTAATCTAGCAGAAGAGTTAGAAGTAGAAGCTAAGTTTACACATGATGAGTTTAGTGGTTTTAAACTATGGTCAGCTTGTTTATCAGGTAATGATAAAGCTTGGAAAGTTATGCAACATTACAATAAACAGGATGTTATAACACTTGAACAAATATACCTTAAACTACGTCCTTGGTCTAAAGAACATCCTAATATTACTATTGAAGATGAGAGTACTGAGTTTCTATGTCCTAAGTGTGGGAGTTCCTCTATTCACCTAAGAGGTTATACTTATAGTAATAGTTCTAAGTATCATAAATATGTTTGTAAAGATTGTGGGGGGTGGTCTAGAACTAGATATACTGAGAATAGTTTAGAACAAAGAAGATTATTGTTAAGGAGTGCATAATGAAGACTGCGTTAATTGATGCAGACTCACTTATCTACAAGAGTGGTTTTTCGTTCGAAGAGAAGACTTGCTGGAATGAATTGGAGATACAATTAGGTATCTCTGATACTCCTATAACTACTATTAGTTCAGATTTGTTATTAGCTAAGAATGCTATTGATGGGGTAATAGAGAACATTAAGTTTAAGACTGGGTGTGATGAAGTAGAGTTATGGATTACAGGTTCTAGTAACTTTAGATATAGTGTTATGGATACCTATAAGAGTAACAGAATAGGGTGTAGAAAGCCTATGGACTACTCAGCATTATTTAAGTACTTACTTGATGAGTATAAGGCTAATATCGCTGATGGTGTAGAAGCTGATGATATGGTAGTTTATTATAAGACTCAGTATCCAGATAAGTATGTGTTATGTGCAATAGACAAAGATGTCTTATATCAAACAGTAGGTACTCATTATAATTATAATAAAGATGAGTTTGTAGAAGTTTCACCAAGAGAAGCTGAGAGATTCTTTTGGTTTCAAGTATTAACAGGAGACACAGTAGATGGATATAAAGGTTGTATTGGAATTGGTAAAGCAAAAGCTAACAAAATATTGGATGCTATTGAAGATGAAGCTAGGGTTAGTAATGGCAAATTCAGTGATGCTTATAAAAGAGAAATACTTAAAGTTTACCTTGCTAATGGACAAACTAAGAAAGATTTTATAGCTACTTGTAGGGTTGCAAATATGCATCAAATTAGTGTTAAAAAAGATAAGATTTTAGTTAGATTATTTAGGTAATTTAAAACACTCCGTAGCCCCGTAATCATCGGGGTTTGCTCGATGTTTTGTTGAGATTTTGCTTCCACTAAGAGAGAAGGAAAGTCTAAGGATAATATTAAGCATATAAAAAATACATAAAACACTATTAAATATATTAAGTAATATTTAATAATATTAAAGATGTCTTATATAATTATTATTATAATATTACTAAAAGGAGTATTAATGACAACTATAGAATTACTAAGTATATTAGAAACTAGATATCCTAATATATTACCTAATAAAGAAATCTCTAGTTATGAATTAGGTAAGTTAATAGGAATACAAACTATTATTGATTATATTAAAGCTATTGATAATAAAGAATTAAATAAAAGAATAAAGAAGTAGCTATGAAAGTAATTAGTTTAGGTAGTGTTACAGACCCTGATGATAAACAAGATTATATAGAAGCCTTAACAACTATGATTGACAACTATTTTAAAGAAGTACATAGTGACTCTTATTGTGGTAGCTATAGTAAAGCTTATGTAGTGGCTATGGAATGGATAAGAGATAGATGGTTATATTTAGTATTAGATAATAATAATAAACCTATAGGATTTATGGAATGTTATGTATATGATCAGATGGGTATGGTTAAAGAGTACTTAGTTATTGACTATATGTATGTAGTCCCAGAAGCTAGGCATACTAGAGCTACACAATGGTTATGGTTAGCAGGTGCTAAGGTAGCATTAGAATTAAAGATTGATGTTGTAGCTTCTACATTCATTAAGTCTTCTAATTATCATAATGCTTCTTTAATGGACTGTGAACATCTATCTACTGTGATGTTATATAAGAGAGAAAAGTTTATAAATAAATATAATAAATATGCAAGGAGTTTGAATGTTCCAACTGAGGAAGTCTAGAAGATTGTTTAAAGAATCTCTATGTCTAGATAGAAGCGTTAAAGATAATATTAATTGTTATGGTGGTGGTGGGGGTAAAAGTAGTCCCAAGGTTACAACTGTTGCAGCTACTCCTCAACCAGCACCTCCTGTTGAGGAAGCTACTATGAAGACTGCAACAGATAAGACAGCAGATAAAGCTAAAGCAACAGCTAAGTCACAAGGAGCAGCTAGTCTTCAGATTCCTTTAGGAACTGTAAGTTCTACATCAACTGTTGGTACAGTATAATGGGTTCATTGTTTACAAGTTTACATAATACAATTATGAAGGCTGATCCTTTAGGCAGTAAAGCTATGACAGCTTTAACAGGTTCTAATGATCCTCTTAACTTAACAACTAATAAAGAGGATGCCCAGAATAAAGAACTAGCTGCTATTGAAGCTGAGAACGCTAAGAAACGTAGTACACAGTATGGTATAGTTAGTCCTCAGACTAAAACAATAGGAACAGTTAATGGCTAAGGTTAAATTTAATATTAAAGAATTGATTACTGAATCAATTAAAACAAGGTATGAGAAACTAAATAATGAGAAATCAACAGTTCTTAATAAAGCTAGAGACTGTGCATTATTAACCATTCCTAGTGTATTACCTAAAGATGGATATAAAGAGGGTGATACTATTGATACGCCATATCAATCCTTAGGTGCTAAGTTAGTTAATGCTTTAGCCTCTAAACTTATTATGACACTCGTACCTCCTAACAATAGCTTCTTTAGATTGTTTCCTACAACTGAGATAGCAGCTAAGTTAGATGATAAGACTATGGAAGAAGCTAATAACATTGCTGTAATGGCTGAGAAGGAAGCTCAGAAAGTTATTGAGACTCAAAGTATTAGAGTAACAAGTTTTGAATTATTTAAATCATTAATTATTACAGGGAATGCTTTAGCAGTAAAAACTAAAGAAACACTTAAGAGTTATAGATATGATCAGTATGTGATTCTTAGAGATTATGAAGGTAATCCTCTAGAGATTATTACTGTTGAGAAAGTTGATCCTGATACGCTTGATCCCCCTATTGTAGAGAACCTACAACTAACAGCAGATGAAGATTGTTCAGTATATACTAGAGCAGTACTAAGAAATAAAGTATGGTATGAGTATCAGTATATTAATGATCTTCTTGTAGAAGGCTCAGAGACTCAATATAATCCTGATAAGTTTCCTTATATGCCATTACGATGGACAGGAATCAATGGTAACAATTATGGTATTGGTTTAGTAGAACAATATCTAGGAGATTTTAGAAGTCTAGAAGCTTGTTATCAGATGCTTATTGAAAATGCAGCAGTAGCAGGTAAAACAGTCTTTGGTTTGAAACCAGGTTCTATATTAGATATTTCAGATTTAGCAACAGCAAATAATGGGGATGTAATTCAAGGAGATTTTGAAGCAGACCTAACTGTTATGAGAGTTGATAAGGGTTCAGATATTCAATATGTACAGCAAGTAGCTGAGACATTACAAAGAAGATTAGAACAAGCATTCCTTAGTGCTTCTAGTGTTGCTAGAGAAAGCGAGAGAACAACAGCTCGTGAGATTAGTTATATGGCAGCAGATCTAGAACAGTCATTAGGTGGTGTTTATTCTATTCTAAGTCAAGAGTTCCAAGCACCTCTTGCTAGACTTATTCTAACTGAGATTAAAGTAGACTTTGGTACATTTGATTATGTAACTGTAACAGGTATTGATGCTTTAGGTCGTAATAATGATCTAGAGAAGTTAATGCAGTTTACTCAGGTATTACAAGCAACAGGTCTTCAAGAAGCATTAGCTTCAAGAATGAATATAGATAATTTAATTAATGATCTAACAACAGCATCAGGACTACAAACAGGTAGATATATTAAGTCTTCTGAACAAGTAGCAGCTGAGCAACAACAAGCACAACAAGATCAAATAGCTCAACAAGGATTTGGAGCAATAGCTCAAGGAGCTGGACAAGGTCTTGGAAAAGCTATGACACAACCACAACAATAAAAAGGAAAAATATGAGTACAGTAGCAGAGTTAAAGAAAGCATCACAAGCATCAAGTAAAGGTAATATTATTACTGAAAGTGACTATGTTTTAAGAGATAAATCTAAAGAAACCTTAGGAGTCAATACAATTATTATGTCTGATACTTCTAAGTATGCAGCAGAGATTGCTAAAGCTAGAGCAGAGCTAAGTGGTGATGAAAGAGCTAAGATGAAAGCAGAGCTATTAGCAGAAATTAAAGCTGAGTTAAAGGCAGAAGCTAAAGCTGAGTTAAAGGCAGAAACTAAAGCCGAGGTAGAGGCAGAAACTAAAGCTGAGTTAAAGGCAGAAACTAAAGGAGTTAAATAATGGAGCCTATTGAAACTCCAGTATATACTCCTGAAGAACAAGCAGCATTAGATAGATATGAAGGTAAAGAACCTGATACTCTTGCTGATTATAATCCAGATGGTACTCCTAAAGAACCTGAAGCAATCCTAGGTAAGTTTAAATCTCAAGAAGATTTAGTTAAGGCTTATCAAGAACTTGAGAAGAAGTTAGGACAACCTAAAACAATTGAAGAACCTAAAGGAGAGCCTAAGACCTCTGAAGAACCTAAAGAAGTTCCAGAGGAAGCTAAAGGTCTACTATCGTCTGATGATTTTGATAACTTTTCTAAAGAGTACAATGAATCAGGTAGTCTTTCAGAGAAAACTTATAAAGCTTTGGAAGCTAAAGGTTTATCTAAAGATATTGTTGATAATTATATTGAAGGTCAAAAATCATTAGCTGAGTCTAAAGCTCAGAAATTATTAGATTATGTAGGAGGTGCTGAAGAGTATAACTCTCTAGTAGCTTGGGCTAAGTTAAACTATACTCAAGAACAAGCAGAAGCATTTGACAACGCATTGTATAGTGGTAATGAAAGTAAAGTACAAGAACAGATTGATTTACTTAATTATCGTATGAGTAAGACGGTTGTTAATAGAGTTAGTGGTACATCAAGTTCAGGAACTTCAGGTCTTAAACCTTTTACTGATAAAGGTGATTGGCAGAAAGCAGTAAGTAACAGTCTCTATGGTAGAGATGCAAAATATACATCTATGGTAGATGGAAGGTATTTAAGAAGTTTAGAAGCTAAGACATTATGATTCTTTTTAAAGAGGTATGTCCTAGATGTCTAGGTGTTGGTTATATTCTAGTTGGTATTACTAAACTACCTTGTATCTGTAAAAGTTATTATTAACTCTAGGGGTAGGTTTCCTCCTTTTCCTACCCTAATCTACTAATGAAGGAGATGTGGTTATGTTAATGTCAGTAATTTAGCCTTATATAATACTATGCGTAGTAGAAGTATAAGATAACTTTAAGAAAGCATAATGAATACTACAAATAAAATAAAACATTAACATAAGGATTTTAAATGGCTATTACTCCAGTAAATATTGGTAACAACGTAGGAACTCTAGGAGTTGCTACAGATATGGCGAATGCCCTTAAGGTATTCAGTGGTTTAGTTATGACTGCATTTGATAGAAAGAATATTGGTGTTCCTTTGGTCAAATCTCAAACTATTAATTCAGGTAGCTCAGCACAATTTGGTGTTATTGCACAACTAGCTGATACAGCAGGTGCAAGTTATGTAGTTGGTACTGATGTTAGTACTTCAGCTATTCCTGTAAAAGAAAGAGTTATTACTATTGGTGCCCCTACTTATGTAGCACTTAATATCTCTAGACTTGAAGAGAAAGTTCTTCACTTTGAAACTAGATCTGAGCTATCTAAACAACTTGGTGAATCTCTAGCTACTAAGATGGATAAATTAGTATTTGCTAAAGTTCTTGAAGCTTCTCAAACATCAGGTACTATTGGCGGTACTGTAATGCAACCAGACGGATCTGAGGTTAATAATGATGCTATTTATACAGGTGCTACTCCAGAAGCTAAAGGCGATGCACTATTAGCAGCAATGTTTGAAGCTAACACAATTATGAGACAAAAAGATGTTATGGGTGAGCCTATCTTTGTTACTACTCCAGCTAACTATAACTATCTAGTTCAAGGTGGTAAGGGTATTAATAAAGATTACACTAATGGTAATGGTGGTCTAGATACTGGTAATATCATTAAAATTGCAGGTATTAAGATTGCTTGGTCTAATCATCTACCTGTTAGTACATCAGTAACAGTTGGTGCAACACCTAAACATCTTCAAGGTTTACTATTTACTCCAGATTGTATGGGTATTGTCAAACTTGCTGATGTTACAACTGAGATTGATAAACTACCAACTAGAATTGGTGAAGACCTAATTAAGTCTTACTACTGGAATGGTATGGGGGTTCTTAACCCTGCCTGTGCTTGTGCTATCACCGGTGGTACAGTAGCATAATAAAACTATGGGTTATCTAGTATTTTACTAGGTAGCCCAATTTAGGTTAGAGGTCTCTAGAAGCCTCTACAATCAATTTTAATACTTAATTAATACAAATATACTATTAAAAGTAGATCGTTGATTCTAGAGGCTTCTAGATACCTTAAAACACTATATAACATAAAGGGTAATAATGATAAAGACAGATGCTATTAATTTATGTCTTAGATATATAGGTGAAGCACCTTTACCTGTAGGAGTTACAGTAGATACATTAGACCCACAACATGAAGCTGTGGTTATTAACCAGATATTAGATGAAGTATCTGAACGAGTACAAGGTGAAGGTTGGTGGTTTAATAGAGAAGATTGGGATTTTATCCCTGATAGTACTACAAATAAGATTAATATTCCTTCATCAGTTATTACATTTCAAACAGATGCTGGAGATTATGTAGTAAGAGGTAATATTCTATATAATAGAGATAAGCAATCTTATTATTTTACAGATAAAGTAACTGCTTCAGTTATATGGAATCTAGACTTTGAGAACTTACCAAGTAAGGCTGCTTATTATGTTGCATATGTTGCAGCTCAAGAAGCACAAATTCTATTTGGTGGAGATAGTGTTATTGATACAGACTTAAAAAATAAAGCAACTAGAGCTTTTGCTGATATGCGTAAAGAAGAGTTAAGACAGTCTAATTATAATTTAATTACTGGATCAAGAATAACAACTAGAACAACTAATCCAACAGGAGTATAGAATGCCTAAGATAGAAAAGACATTCCCAAGCCCTTATGGAGGTATGTCAGAACAATCAGTAGAGTTAATGTTAGACCAACAATGTACTGATATGGTTAATTGTGTTCCTGATTTAGTCCTAGGAACTCAAAGACGTAATGGTACACAGTATATATTTAAACAAGACTTAGGATTAGCTGATAAATGTTTTCATTTCTATGATAGAGGTGAAGGAGATGAAAGATACTTTATGTATCTACAAGACTCAACTACAGCTCCTATAAGAATCTTTGATATTCTAGGTAATGAGAAAACAGTCACATTTGCTAATAGTGTTACAACAGCATCTTATCTAGGTACTGATGTAAGTAAATTAAAAGCTATTACTGTTCAAGATAGAACATTCCTAGTTAATAAGTCTAAAGTAGTTACACAGAGTACAGTAAGTACTCCTTATTCTAATTATGATAGAGCTGCTTATTATTGGCTATCTAGAAGTTCTAATGATGTTAATAATCAGTATAACTATGCAGTATATTTAGATGGTGTTGCTTATCAATTTACAAGTAATAAGTCAGACTTAGCAGCTACCGGGCTAGCACAATTAATATCGTCTAATGCTACTGGTTTTACAGCCACTGCTAAAGGTAGTATGATTAAAATTACTAAGACTAATAATGGCCCATTTGCATTTGATTATTGGGATAGTTGGGGCTCACAAGCTTCTAGAGGATGGCAAGGAAGTATACCTAAATTATCAGACCTACCTAGAGCTATGCCTTTTAGTAATGTATATGTTAATATTACAGGGGATGATGATAGTCAATTTACTGATTACTATGTAACACATGACGGATCAACTTGGGTAGAGACTTTGGATCCTAAGGATAATAGAGATGGTTTTAATAATATGCCTATTCGTATTGATAGGTTATCAGATGGTACTTTTGAGGTAGCTACATTGACTTGGGAAAGACCTAAGATAGGTAGCACAGTTACTAATCCCACACCATCATTTGTTAATAAGTCTATTAATGATATATTCTTTTATAAGAATAGATTAGGGTTTGCTAGTGGTGGTAATATTATATTAAGTGAGACTGGTGGTTATTATAACTTCTATTCTAAAACAGTATTAGAGATTATAGATGATGATCCTATTGATATTGCTATACCTAGTAGCGATGCTACTAATATTTATTATGCTGTGTCCTTCCAAAGTGGATTATTTGTATTTACTAAAGATACCCAATATATCTTAAAACATACTGATACTTTTAGTCCTTTAACAGTAGCCTTTGATTTAATCTCAAAGACTCCTATGGATACAAATGTAGAACCAATTAATGCTAGTAATAGTTTATTCTTTATAAGTAAGGTAGGTACAAATTCTTCACAACTTAGAGAATATAAGTATTCAAATGATACTTTGGTAGCTGATGGTATTGACTTAAGTGTTCAGGTACCTAGTCTGTTACCTAATATTAGTAAGTTAATAGTTGATATAACTCTAGGATATGTTATTATGACAAGTGTTACTACTCCTTCAGTATTATATTGTTATAAGTATTTACAACATGGTTCTGAAAGAGTACAGTCAGCCTTCTTTAAGTTTAGTTTTAATTTTAATATAATTAATATATTCTCTAATAGATCAAGAGTGTTAATAAGTAGAAAAGATTTAGTTAATAGTTATATGTTAGGTTTAGATTTATTATTAAATAAAAGTAATAAAGAAGATACTATAGATGACACAATAACTAAACATCAATATATATCATACTTTACATTACCTAGATGGAATATTAAGGTAACTAAATTAGAAACTCCTATTGATAATCTTATTGTTAAAAGATTAAAGTTTATAGGAGAAGGTACATATGATGTAGATATCTATCGTAAAGACTATGGAACTACTACGTCTAGAACATATATAAGCGGTAGCACCTACGATAGTGCTGCTTCTATATTAGGTAAGAATAAGAATGTAGTTATAACATTAAAGTCTAATGATAATAAATACTTTAGATTAGATAGTATGATATTAGAAGGCATGTATACACAAACAAGTAGAGAGGTGAACTAATAAATGATTAGTACAGTAACCTATAATGGTGATGGGAGTACAAGAGTATTCCCAGTAGGTTTTGAGATTAAAGGTGAAGACTATGTAGTAATTTATATTAATAATATAGCTATATCAGATAGAACTACTTATGATATTATTAATAACTCTATAGTCTTTAATATAGGTAATGAACCTATTCTTGGTACAGATAATGTTCAGATTGTAGTAGCAAGTAGTCCTAATGAAATAGGTGATCTTAATGCTCCTCCTAGTAACATTCAAACTGTACTAGATAATTTAGTTAATATTAATGCTACAGTTTCTAATGAAACAAATATTAATACAGTAGCAACTAATATAACTAATGTAAATGTAGTAAGTTCTAATATTGCTAATGTTAATACTACTGCTACTAATATAGCAGATATTAATAATGTAGTAACTCAAGTTATTCCTAACTTATCTGAGATTCTACTGGCAGATGATAATGCTACAATATCAACTAATAAAGCTTTGGAAGCTTCTAATAGTGCCTCAACAGCAACTAATAAAGCTTTGGAAGCTTCTAATAGTGCTACGACAGCAACTAATAAAGCTCTTGAAGCATCA